AATCGACGTTTCTAAGTTTGTTCAAAGAATAGCTTCAGGTGGCGGACACGAAGCAGCTGCTGGAGGAAATTTAACAGAAGAGTTTGCAGAATTCACTAAAATGTTGAAACCATTAGAGTAGCGGCTAAGTAACGCAAATGGCTACTAATCTTCTCGAAGAGTTAGAAAACTCTAATGTCAGTCCTTTAGATCAACTTTATTCAAAAGAGTTTATTCAAGGAGTAATGAAAGCAGGGTCATTAATTTCAATGTTAGAAAACAAAAAAGTTAACAACACTCTTCTTTTATCTTTGTTGTTAGAAAATCCAGACTACCAAGAATTTTTTACAGAAATAACTTCTTCGGAAAATTTTAAAACTTCTATACTTTCCTTGTTGTATTTATACCCAGCGCTTATAAAATCGAAAATAACAAAATCAGTTGTAAGAAAATTAAATGCACGAAGAACCAGTTCCAAAATTAGAACAATTACTGTTCAACAAACACTTGGTAGTATCAAGAAGCCTAAAAAATAAACCTTTTAAGCTTAAAAAAGACTTTTCTGACATTGCTAAAACAGATAAAGCAAAATATCTAAAAAGAATAGCAACACTTTTTAAAAAGCACCCTGAAATTGATCCAGACGTATTTTTTAGTGCTCCTTACAAACTATATCCAGACGTTGAGTATTTTGGCTTAGATTACTTTTCCACAATGAGAGCAATCAAGGCCTACACAAATTACAAGAAGACTATTTTTCTACAGGATCCTGACTCGCAAATCGACAGTGTTAGAGAATCGCTGCAATTTATAGCGAATTATTGTATAGAAAAGGGCTATTTTATACATCAGTATCCGTATCAAAGAGAATCTGATTTATTTGTTTGGATGATTCACTACAAACAAAATAAAATTAATATCTATTCTATAATGGAATTTTCTGACGTCTTTTCATCAGCAAAAAGTCTAGCAGAGGATCTTCAAAAAATGTTTGTAAGCGACTTCGTGAACAAATTCCAAGCATTATATTTAAACTATCAAAATTCCCGAAAACTCAAACCGTACATCCAGAAAGCAATACCTGCACTTTCAAATTTTGTGCAAAGAGAGTTGACTAAAGCTAAAAGTAATCTATTATAAAACTAAATTATGAGTATTAACACCAAATCCATGTTCGAAGCAATCAAACAATCCCTTTCTTCTAATAACAAGAATGAAGGAGGAGGTAACGCCCTGTATAAGGAAATCATGAAGTTTACTGCAGGCAATACGTACCAAGTTCGTCTGGTTCCTAATCCTAGCTCACCAAAGGAGACGATCTTTCATTATTACAATCACGGTTGGAATTCTAACGCTACAGGCAAGTATGTGACAGCTCTTTGTCCAACGACTTTTGGTGATACTTGTCCGATTGATGCTTATTATCTTAAAACCTACCGCACCGGAACGGATTCAGAAAAAGAATCAGCTCGTGTCCTTTCTCGCAAAGAGGCTTGGATGGTTAACGTCTATGTTGTCTCCGATCCCGAAAATCCAGAGAATGAAGGCAAAGTAAAGATTCTTCGTTATGGTAAAGAACTTGCCAAGATCATTGAATCAGCTCTTGAGGGAGATGATGTTGATGAGTTTGGAGTAGAAAAAGTATTTGATGTAGCAGAAGGATCTACTCTTCGCATCAAGTGCGAAAGTCGTGTAGGCAGTGGTCGAGGAGCAAAGCAGATGGTTACGTATGCTTCTTCTAAATTCCTGGCACCATCCAAGCTCGAATTGTCTGAAGCACAAGTAGAAGAGGTCTTTAATTCTGTTCATGACCTTAAGGCTGTTAATAAACAAACTACTCCTGCAGAAATGCAACGTTTGCTTGACGAGCACTTCTTCAACTTGACTACAGGTTCTGTTGAAGAAGAAACTAATGACGATGAATATTCTTCTATTCGTAATGAAGCACCGACTTCAACAAAGCGAACCGAAACTTCTATAGAAACTTCGTTTGAATCCAAAACTGATATTAATGAAACAGACGAAACTACAGACGAGGCTTTGAAAAAGCTTTTGGCTGATCTTTAATAACAAACATAGTTGAAACATTCACAAAAACACCTAAAATAAACACAAATAAAATATATGCCTAGAATCAAAACAAACGCGGACATCCCTGACATTCAAAACACAATTGACGGTTTTCCGAAACTTTATATTCCCAAAGTAGGGTCTCGTAACATTATCGTTCCAATGGAAATCGTTAAACGTGACGGGACGGTAAATCCAACAAAAGCTACTATCAGTTTGTATACCGATCTTACACCCGAAGTAAAAGGTACTAATATGAGTCGCTACAGGATCCTTGTCGAGGAAGCGATTGCTAACAAAACTCACAGAATTGATGAACTTATTTCGATTCTCCTTGACGAATGTAAAGATCGCCTAAAATCAGATAATGCATACATTAAGATTAAATTCGACTATTTCATGGTAAAAGAAGCTCCGGTTTCTAAAATTAAATCTCATATGTCTTACAAAGGAGCTTTTGAGGGTCGTCTGATTAACGGAGAAAAGCGTTATTATTTGAGTGCTAATGTTTTGTACGCTTCTCTATGCCCGTGTTCAAAGGAGATCAGCGATTACGGTGCACACAATCAACAATCATATGCTGACGTGACAGTAGAACTCAACAAAGAAAACTTACACAACGGAAATAAATTCTGGTTTGAGGAGCTCATTGAAGCTGTAGAAAAGAGCGCATCAGCTCCAATGGTAAATGCTCTTAAGCGAGTAGATGAAGCATATCAAACAGAACTCATGTATGAGAATCCCGTTTTTGTAGAAGACATGGTACGTCGAGTTGCTGAAAAACTTGAAGTTGATTTGGATAAACGAATTAATGATTACCTGGTTATAGTTAACCACTACGAAAGCATTCACGAAAGCGTTGCTGTAAGTGTTATTAACCCAGGGAGGGAACTTAGGTGATAACTGAAGACGGTATTGCCACAGCAACAATAGCTCAGATCTTCGGGTCTGAGCTATTGCAGATTCAATCCAAAGCTCAAACTGATGCTGGAACTACACCTCAGTTAGTTACAATGGATCCTAAACAATTCTTGTTTACTGGCGGACAAAACAATCCACTAAATCAACAAAGACAACTTCAAGAACAGCGACTTCTGCAGTCTCTGCAGAGAGAAGCTGAAGCAGCTTATCCAATCCAACAACCCGAACCTCTTCCTTTACCACCACAACACTCTTTATCAGAACAAACAACCGTTGTTCCCATAGTTGCAGCTCCACAGCCTCGACGTCTATCATCTGATGTTCCGGCATTTTCTTTACCACAAAATGTTAAGCTGGATGTTTGGGAACGCATAGCTATGAGTTTGGAAACAATAGCTTATTCTCTTCAAAACAATAAAGTTAGTAAAATTACTCCTAACAAAAGAAAAAAGATTAATAATTCTAAATGAAAGTAACTCTCAATAGGCAGCAAATTGTAGACAGTATTTTAACTCCCGCTTCGAAAATTGCTGATAACCTACAACTAGAATTTGTCACAGAAAACAACAAACAATTTTGCAAAACTATTACACATTCTAGTGATAATTCGGTAATATTTTTAGCCAAAATACCTTGCGTTTTTGATAGTGAGTTTTCAGCAATTATTCCTGAATGCAAGACGTTTTTACGTTTGTTTTCAAACGTTGAAGAAGAGGAAATTACTTTATTTTTAAATATCAATTCGATTGTCTATCAAACACAAAAAATATCATTTAAGTACCATTTGTTAGATGAATCATATATTATTCACAAAAAACCATTTTCGGAAAGCAAGCTGAACAGCTTAGAATTTGATACGACATTTAGAGTAAACAAACAAAAAATAAACGAAATAGTAAAATACAATTCGATTATTCCTGAAGCCGAAAAAGTCTATTTCTTTACAGAAGAAGAAGGAAACGTTTTTGCTAAAATTGGTGATGAACAAAAAGCAAACACGAATGAGTTAACTTTAAACGTAACAGATAGATTTACAGGCACTGCAATAAACACTAATTTTCCTCTTAATGTACAACATGTACTACTATTTTCATTCTCTGAAAATGAAATAATGATTTCTGTGAATCAACAACTTAAAATTTTTAAGTTTGAAACTAGTTATTCTAAATACATCATTTCTGGTTTAATCAAGTAGATTTAATTTATTAGCTACGTAAGTAGTTTGCATGGCTAATAAATTAACAACATTAGGATATACCCTTAAGCGTTTAAGGGATTCAGGATACACAGCGAATAAGTTGTTTGCAGATTATTCTGAAGTAGATCCTCGCTCATGGACAATTATAATCGATCCTGGAGTTGCGTCAGTAATTTGTACGTGTTATATTAACGATCCTTTTATTGGAGATTCGTTTTTTGAATTATTTGACGGCAATCAATATATTCCTGGTAAGCTTAATCTCAAAACTTCTTCTTTTGAGGTGTTGGTAGAACACTTAGTTAAAAACGGAATTACAGGCAATGGAGTTAAAACCCTTTCGTAAATTAAATATTTTAATAATATGCCCGAACGAAAAAAATCCACCAAAAAAACTTCCAAATCAACTACTGTAGCAAAAGTCGAGGCAGAAAATTCACTTAACGATACTCTACTATCAAAAGCAGAACAAATCAACATCAATCAATTGATATCCCAAGCTTTGATTAGATATAAACATGAGCAATTTTACGACAAAAAACAAAAATTTAAAGAAATCGGTCACTTAGCAGGCATATGTGAGGAATATCTTTCATCGTTTGCTTTAATTGGTTATACTTTAGAAGGAGAAAAAGTAGTTGTTTTTAATCACCCCACTCCTAAAGACGAAGCCGCTTTAGTTGACTTGTTAAGATTAACTTTTATAGAGCTAGCAAACAATCAGTCTTAACATGGAAGAAGAACTTGAAAATAAAACGAATTCTTCGCCTTATTTCAAAAAAGGAAGACCTAAAGGCTCTAAAAATAAACCAAAAAGAGGAAGACCTAAAGGTTTTAAAAAACAACAAACGAAAAAAAACAACAATTTAAGTAATTTTCCAAAAGACCGAATTAATAAAAAAGCAACTAAATTTTCGTCCGAAGATGAAGCTCTTAATTCTGTTTTAGATGAAAATAATTTAACAGACATCGGATATAATATATCCACTGATAAAATAATCAATCAAGAACCTATTGATTCCTCTTACTATTACAGAGGATCAAAAAACGTTCCTGTTGCTGGAGCTCAATACGAGTTTACAGCAGACATGATTGAGGAGTTAAAACACTGTAAAAATGACATTGTTTATTTTGCTGAAACTTTTTTTTATATTGTTAGCATAGACAACGGAAAACAAAAAATAAAATTATACGAAGCTCAAAAAAACATGCTAAAAAACATGGTAAATAATAGATTTACAGTAAATCTAGCTTCCAGACAATCAGGTAAATCCACACTTCTTACTATTTTCGTCCTTTGGATGGCTTGCTTTAACGAGGATCACAGATCTGCAATTGTAGCGAACAAAGAATCGACAGCTATTAATATTTTTAAAAGAGTAAGAATGGCCTATGAGCAACTTCCCAACTATATTAAGCCTGGCGTAAAAGATTACGGCAAAACAGGCATGACTTTAGGTAACGATTCAAGCATTTTAGTTTCTACTACAACAGCTACTTCAATTAGAGGTGATTCTTTGTCGACTTTAGCTATCGACGAAGTGGCGTTCATTGAACCTCATTTAATTGAAGAGTTTTGGTCATCAGTTATTCCGTCTGTGTCGTCCGGTAAAAAATCAAAAATTTTATTAGTAAGTACTCCAAACGGCGTAGGTAATAAATTTTACGAAATTTACTCAGGAGCAGAAAACGGAGCTTTACCAAGCTGGAAGCCAGCAAAAATTAACTGGTGGGACATGCCCGGAAGAGACGAAAAATGGAAGAGCGATCAAATTCAACTTTTTGGTTCTGAAGAAAAATTTTTACAAGAGTTTGGCAACACTTTTTTAGACGACGGAGCAGCAGCCGTAGGAGCATTCGTAATCGAGCGATTTAAAAACGAAAAAAAAGACCCTATTTGGGTTTCCGAAGACGGAGAATATACAGTATTCCAATATCCCCAAAAAAATAAACTCTATGTTGTCGGAGTCGACGTTAGTGAAGGTATAGGTAGAGCTTCTTCTGTTGCGCAAATTTTAGATGTAACAAATTTAAATCACATCGAACAAGTTGCTGTATATGCATCTTCCCGTATTGAGCCTTATCATTTTGCTAATAAATTATCAACAATAGGACAATCTTGGGGAATTCCTCCAATTCTTATTGAGAGAAATAACTGCGGAGCTCAAGTTATCGATGCTTTATTTCACAATAACAATTACGAAAAGATAGTCTCATATTCAAAAATTTCTGAACAAGACAAATACAATCGCACTAGAAATATGGGAGTGTTGTCTCACACCAACATCCGTTTTGATGGCATTCAAAATATGAGATATTGGATTAATCATTTGCAAGTTGTGCACATAAATGACATGCCTACAATTTCTGAATTTGAAACATTTGTTCGGTTTCCTAACGGCACTTTTAGAAAGAAAGGAGACAATTTTTATGACGATCGAGTAATGGCGTTAGTTTGGGCTTTGTTTGTTTTAGAATCTGAAATATGTCAGCAATATTTTGAAATTATTGACTACGACATGCAACATAAACCTCAGCAAATAAAAGATAATGGGTTTTGGGAAAAATTTGAGGAGTTTTATGAGTTAAAAGAATTAAACAAAAACGCCACATTAATTCCTAGACCTTTTAATGCTAACTCCGATGAAGTTATATTAAAAACATTAAATGTTACCGAAAAAGATTTTTTTGAAACCAATAAATACGAAGAAGATCTTGATGATTTATTAGCTCAAGGTTACGAATTTATATAAAAATGCCACCTACCACTTGCACAAACCCCGAAATTAATTCTATACTAAACTTTTCTGCAGGGGATAAGTTTATAATGACGCTTACTCTTCCCAGCATACTAAATCAGCATGCCGAACACGATCCCAGATTAAACATCGATTCGTTGCAAATGAGTGTATATGGAACAGTTGTTCCTCAAATTAGCATTCCTCCAATAGAAGCTAGATATGGAGGACAATCGACTAATTTTTCTTCTCACTCTCGACCCAACTACGAACCTCTTACAATAAATTTTTTAATTGATAATCAATATACAAATTATTATGTTCTTTGGAGATGGCTAGATTTATTAAATTCTGCAACGCATAGTAGATACAAAGGCTCTCAGTTAAACGCCAGAGAGTCTCAAATTTTAGGAATAATTAATGAATACCAAACAACCATAAATATAATTGCACTAGACGAATACAATATCCCCACAATAACATTCCGTTATACAAACGCGTTTATAACAACTTTAGGATCAATAATGTATTCCTATAGAGAAGGACAAATTATAGAAGCGTCAGCCCAATTTGCTTTTGGTCAACTTGATGTTACTCTAGAAAAAAATATGTCGATTTTAGATAAATAAATTTATATGGCAAGACTAATTCAATCACCCGGCATTCAAATAACAGAAATTGATCTTTCACTAAACGAGCAAACTCCAACAGGAACAATTGTATGTGTTCCAGGCTTTGCAACACAAGGACCAGTAGATGAACCTTTAGCGATTACATCGGTTTCCGAATTAGAACAAATTTACGGATCTCCTACTACTCCTGCTGAAAAATATTTTCACTACTCATGTAGAGAAATTTTGAAATCTCCAGGCCGTCTTACTACTTTACGCCTTGGTTACGGAGAAGGGTTAGGTTCCGCGTACACTAACGGTTATAGCGCTTTAGTGTACCCGATGCTCTCTTCATTGGTTGGCACTCCTTCAACAGAATTTGATTGGGAAATTGGAGCTCCAATACACGTACCTCTTTCTAGAACTGAATACGAAAAACTTCTTGCTGGCGATGTAGTTTGGTCTGATACAAGCTTAGCTGGTGTAGCTACCTACGGCGCAGCTGGTACCTCTATAGATGTTAAGGCCGGGTTTATTGTTCTCAATGATTTGCAATCAACAATTAATGAAATCGGAGAAGGTTATTATATAGGTATTGCTGATAATAGCGCTGTTGGTGCCGGTTCCCCTAACTTTGTTTCGATTAGTGAGTTATATACTTTAACTACAGCTACAGGTCCGTTCGTTCCGGTTCCGCTTACCAGACTGGATTTTTCTCTAACAGCGACAGATATTGACTCATTAAATGGTGTGTATTCTGTGTCTGAAGTGTTAGAAAAAGTCGGATTTGTTGCTTTTGAACAAGACATTTATCAAGACAACTTATCATTTGGCTTGTTTAGAGTTCGTAGATCGGTCAGCGATCACACAAAGCTTATTATTGCTTCAAGCGAAAAATATCTCGCCTCGTTGGATTCAACTCGCAAAAAAGTAAGCCCAATGGGTGGAGCACTAACAACTGCTTTCTTTGAAGAGCTTGTTAATAACAATTCTCCGGTAATTAAATGCATAGTCAATCCATTCCTTTCCCAGAGCTTTGACTGGACAACTGGAAGCACGTCTCCAACTTCAAGAGTTACTGTCAGCACCTTAGGTCAAGGCTTATTTCCTTTAGGAACATACACTCCTGATTCGAGAAATGCTGATTTGTCAAAAATCATTGGCGATGTTCCAGGAAAACTTACTAAGGCGTTAAAACAACTAGAAAACATCGAAAATAACGAAATTGACGTTTTAATTGACTCTGGATTGTCAACCGTGTATTCCACAACTCAATATGCAGCAACAAGTGCATACAATGATTATACGTTTATTCCTACAGCCATGGCTGTAATTCCTAAATGGTCCGAAGTGGCAGATGTGTTAGTAAATTTTTCTCAAAATACAAGAAAAGATTGCTTTACTATTCTCGATTCTCCTCGTATTGTTTTTATTTCAGGTAAAGACAGCAAAGTAGGAGACATGGAGTCTAAATCTTTTACGACGGATATTTACAATCCGCTAAAAGTTTGTGCTTCTTATGAAACTACATATGCTTCGATATATGCAAACTGGATAAAAATTGAAGACAACTATTCAGGCCGCCGTTTTTGGCAGCCAATATCAGGAGCAATGGGAGGTGTATTTGCAGGCAGTGACAAAAAAGCGTATCCTTGGTATGCTCCAGCTGGAGTCACGAGAGGTAAATTTAGTGCTGTAGATATAGCGTTTAATCCTTCTCAAAAACAAAAAGACAGGTTATATGAAATCTCAATTAATCCTGTAGTGTATTTCCAAGGCGAAGGCTATGTTGTAATGGGCCAAAAAACACTTCAAAGTAAGCCTACAGCCTTCGACAGAATTAACGTAAGAAGACTCTTCTTGTCTCTAGAACGTGCCGTTAGTAGAGCTCTTAGACCATTTGTGTTTGAACCAAACACCCAATTTACTAGAACCAAGGTAAGGACTTCCATCCTCCCCATAATGGATCTAGCAAAAACTACACAAGGGTTATATGATTACATGGTCGTAGCAGATGAACGCAACAATACAATGGAAAATGTCGACAACAATGAAATGATAGTAGACATTTATATCAAACCAGTAAAAGCAGCAGAGTTTATTTTAGTTAACTTTATTGCAACAAGAACTGGTCAAAATTTCAGCGAAATTATCTAACAATTTAATTAAATAATATTATGGCATACACAATTCAAGACTTCTACAGAGTAGCTTCTAATAAAGATTTTGCGAGACTATTTCAGTTTCGATTAACCAAATTTGGAAGCATTAAATTCAGCAACGATCAATTAACTTACGTTGAAACAGCAAGCTTGCCTGGAAGAACAATTAACAACGTTCAAGTTCCTTATATGGGACTTAATTTCAATCTTCCCGGAACTGTTTCTTACCCTGGCTCTACCGGATATCAAGTTACTTTCCGTTGTGATGAATCATATGATATCAGATCTGCTTTGGAAGCAGAAATGTTTTCTACTTTTGATGAAAAAACTTCTGCTGGAGATTATTCTCTTCCGAAAAGTGATCGTATTTTAGTATTGGAACTTTTTGATAAAAATTTCCAAGTAGCTCGTCAATATACTCTCTTCGGAGTTTATATTCAATCACTCGGAGATCTTCAATACGACATTAAAGATAATGGTGCTTTAGCTTCCGTGCAAGCTACATTAGCTTATCAGTTCTGGAGATCTGGAGTTGCTGGAACTCAAGGTTCTATCGATACAAAATACGATCGTTGGGATGTAGAAAAACCTTGGTCCGCTAATTTTGCCAATCAATAATTAAAATTTGCTTTAATGAAAGGTAGCTTGTTAAAACCTTTTGTTATTTGTATCTTTTTGACAAGCTGCTCTTATTTACCCCGAAATCCCGAATCGTGGATGGAGAGAAAAATAAATGCTTGTTTACCGACAGCAATAGCGTTTAAACAAGGGTTGAATAGACAAGATGTATGGGCCGAAGTCCTTATATATCACTTTAATCACACAAAAACAAAAAAGCAATCCGGACACGCCATCGTGGTTTATATGTATCCTTCTGGAAAAAACCAACTTTGGACGTATGATCTTTGGGGTTCTTATAGAACAAGAGCATTTAAAACCGATGCTTTAGACATAGCCAAAAAAGCAGTATCTGCAAGAAACGAAGACAAAGACGTAACATTTGCATATTTTTTGCGTTAATTTAGTTGTAATTTCACAAATCAAGAAGATAATATAACTTTATGGAAACTCTGCATGTGTTTGAAATTGTAAACAAAAACCAAAATTTTAAATCAATTGAACTAAAATCTAAAATTACTATTGAAAGCGAAGCAACGTTAAGTGATGTTCTATACGCGTTTGAGCGTTTTTTGCAAGCTGCTGGATATCGTTTGCCTGAAAATAGTCATTTAGATTTCACTGTTGATGAATAAACGAATTTCGTGGGAAGAATATGCGCTAAGAATAGCCCAAGCAGCTGCTCTCCGATCTGAAGATCGGTATGTTCAAGTCGGAGCTACGGCTTTAGATTACTCAAATAGAGTAATTGGAGTGGCTTATAACGGATTAGGCTCCGGAATAACAGCACCTGAGTCGTTTTGGGAGGACAGAGACAAAAGACGTCCGTACATGATTCATGCTGAAATTAATTTACTTTCTTTAATTAAGAGAGATGAATGCAAGCTTTTAGCTTGTACTCTTTTGCCATGTTCTTGCTGTGCAGCAGCCATAGTTGCAAATGGTATTAAAAAAGTAGTCTATAAAGACGAATACTTTAGAGATAACCAATCACTTGAAATATTTAAGTTTAACGGAATTGAATGCCAACAAATCACATTTTAAGCGTTTAACTGAAGTAGCAGAATCTTTAATAGATTGGAACGACGGAACACGTTGTAGGCATTTTTCTTTCATTGTCTACAAAAAACGTATTATAGCAATTGGTACCAATAAACCAAAAACTCATCCTACTAATCTCATTAATAGAAAAATTTCAGTACGTACTGGAGAGGATTTTTCGGATCAAAAGCATGTGTGTAGCGAATTTAACGCAATTACAAAACTAAAGCGATTAACTAATATAAACACAAAAAAATGCACATTGGTTAATCTTCGATACGATAGAAATCAAAAACTCAATTTATCTTGTCCGTGCATGAGTTGTAAAAATTTGCTTCGGTATTTTGAATTCAAAAACGTCTTTTATTCTGACGCAAAAGGCAATTTTCAGATGTTAAAATAACTCTTGACTTATTTTACTTTTAAAGGATAATTTAATAATGATTTTGTTAGATGACGATAAGCCTATTTTGTTTTTAGGAGACCACCATGGCAATTGGAATGAACTTTTCTATATTTTAGATAGAAAAAATGTAGAAAATTGCAATATAATTTCTGTTGGAGATTTAGGAATTGGATTCAAATACAAAAAAGAATACGAATATTCCCTTTGTGAAAAGCTTAATGAAGAGTTTAAGAAAAAAAACGTTAAATTTTACGGTATTAGAGGAAATCACGATAATCCTTATTTTTTTAACGGAAGCAATAAAATCCGTTTCGATAACTTCGAATTAATCGAAGATTATGCTATTGCGAAACATAAAGAACAAACAATACAATTTATTGGCGGAGCAATCTCTATTGATCGGACGGGTAGAAAGGAAGGAATTTCTTATTGGGAAAACGAAGGTGTAAATTTTGATAAAAACAAGTGCAAACAGGTCGATATTTTAGTAACTCACACTGCTCCAACTTGGTGTTTTCCTCAGCAATTTAATGAAATCGTTTACGGATGGGCTAGAGAAGATGCCTATTTGATTGAAGATTTAACAGACGAAAGGTCGGTTATGAACGAAATATTTAGATTATGTGAACCTAAACTTCACATATACGGTCATTTTCATAGCTCTTGGTCTGAAGAGATTAATAAATGCAAACACAGACTTTTAAATATTAATGAAATATGGGAGAACGTATATGAGCAATAAGCAACGCTTAATTCTTGCAATTGCAATTATTATATTATTTCTTATTGCAGGAACATACATTTTTATATGAAAATAGTTTTACCGAACATCAAAAACGGTTTTCGTCACAATTTGTGCAGCTTTTGCGGAAAGGATGCAATTTTAGTCACTCCGGAGATGGATGCAAAGTGGAGTGATAATAATTTATTGTTTCGTTCCTTAATAGTATCTAAAGACGGAGAAGTTCTTTCTTCTGGCTGGCCAAAATTTTTCAACTACAACGAAAAACCTGAATGTTATCCAAATCCCCAAAACTACAAAGATTGGACTTTTTCTGACAAAATAGATGGTTCATTAGTTATTTGTGATTATGTGAACGGCCAGTTTTCTATGAGAACTAGAGGTACTGCAAGCTACATTACACAAGACAACGCAAAAGATTTTGAGTTATTATTTAAAAAATACCCTAAAATTATACAAACTTTAAAAGAATCCCCTCATATTAGCTTATTAGTCGAAATTGTTACTCCGAACAACATTATTGTTGTGAGATCAAACGAAATAGAATTTTATCTGATCGGAGCTATTAACAAAAACGACTTAACTGTCATTTCTACATCTGAGTTAACGGATTTGTGGAGAAAAATTGGGCCAATGCCAACTCCCCAAACGTATTATTACAGCAGTGTTGCAGACTTATTGAAAATAGCACAAGACATTAAAAACTGGAAGGGTAAAGAAGGTATTGTCATCTCTTATAACGACAATCAAAACAGAATTAAGTTAAAATCAGATTGGTACTTGTTTTTACATAGAGTTAAATCTGAGTTAAGCTCCTTTAACAATCTTATTAATTTTTATCTCGATGAAGACATGCCGTCTTTGGATAAATTTTACGAAATAATTCAAACTAAATTTGATTACGAAATAGCAGAACAGCTAAAGTTAGAAATTGCAAATATATGCAAACTCGGTGATCAAACCAAACAAATTATTAAAAAAAGTAGAGAATTTGCATCAAGTATAAAACGTTTTGATAACAGAAAGCAACAAGCAGAGTACATATTTACAACTTACGGTAAATCTTTTTTGTCATCGATTGTGTTTTGTATGTTAGATAACAAACCATTAACGAAACAACAACTTTTTAAGCTCATGGAACTTCAGCGAGAAACAACCAGTCATGAATAAGACAGCGGTATTTTTGTTATGTTTGTCTGTTTTAACGACAGCTATTTTCGAAACGTGCAAAAAAACTAAAACCGTTTTTTGCGAAATTAAAAAAGCGTATAAAACTAAAACGAACACTAAAACACCTAATGAACCCCAAAAATAATCCAATACAAGTAAAAGCAGCAAGACCAATTGTAACAGCAATTGTTGATGATGTGGTTGAAGAAGTACAACAACCTCAATTTAATATTGTTGACGTTTCTGTTGAGAAACAATATACTGATCCTCTATCATGGAAGATGTTTCTAGTTGATGACCAAGGACGAAATTACGAATACGACTTATACTTTTCCTAATGAAAGCTGAAATATGAAAACACTTAAATGGATTAAACAATTAAGAGAACTTTCAAAAAACGAAGCAATAAAAGAAAGCGAAATTCTTTCTATAATACCTTCTGATATTCATCCGCATTGGGATATTTTTATGAGAGGGAAAACATGTCCTATGATAGAAAAGGGTGATCGCGGGGTATATGGCTGGGATTTAAAACAATTTTTAAATGATTAATAATGAAAGCTGAAACGATTAGACTGTTCAACAAAGCAGAAAAGATTCAAGAGCAACTCCGAGAATTTAACTTTCATCATTTTGAATACATGTGGTATACGGATGGAAGGTATTCTGGATGTTGGAAAGATTTGTCTGTATCTATGGACGAACCAGAACAGGACGCTTATTGTCATTGGCAGTTCACTTTTAGAAGTAATTGGTCAACTAACCGAAGATTGCATCTAGAAGCAGTTGTGCCAGTATTTGAGGATTATTTCACTTTTGATTTGAGATACTATAAAGATATTGAACTTCATGATAGAAAAGGATATAGCGGAGCAGTTGCTATTTCTTCAGTTGAAGGAATTTTAGAAGAAGATTTGACAAACTTACAAAAGTATATAGACTATTTGGTGAAATGAGAGCGGACTATAAAAACACAAAACACGGAGATAAAATTATCTTCAAGAAGGCTGGGGAATGGCATTACTTTAGAGATAGAATAGAGAACGCCAAGAAGCTAGAAGAAGGTAAAACTTATACAGTAAAAGAAATTTCTGTTGCTTCTTCTTCAACTGGTGTTACTCTAGAAGAAACTGATGAGTTAGTATACGAACTTGGTTGGTTTGACACATTATGAATACAAAAAAATACGAAATTCAAATTAAAATATTAGACACTGATACTCAAAACGGTCCAACTTTATCTGTACCTCTAGATATAATTCAAGAATCAAAAATTGATGTTTTAAAGGAGCTTATAGAAGGTACTATAAAGGGAATGGAAGGTAAGCTATTTATACCTTTTCATGATGAAGTTTGTGAATTTACGAAAGTGTAAACGGTATTATGAATACTAAAATAGGTTCATTACCTAGACACAATTATGTATGGGTGGATACATCATACACTCATGAAGAACCTATCGGGTGGGTTCCTGCAATGTGGTTTGGTTTAGTTAGTCATCCAAGTAGAGTATGGGGGTGTAATGTAATGTTTACATTTGGAGGGGTATATCGAGAAGTTCCGCCACATGCAATTTCTTTCCTACCACAACCAACAGAAAAGAATTGGAATGTTAATCAAGCACAACTTTGGGATTGCTATGGAATAAATTGGTCAGCACACGAATACACAGCATTACGGGGGATGTCTTGTAAAGCATATATTTTAGGTAAAGAGTACAAGGGTGTTTATTTGTTTACTGTAGCACCTTGCGAAGACGGTTTCTCTGAATCTCCAGAGCAAAATAAAGAGTTTAAATTTATAGCATTAAATAATGGTCGGTTGACAATTCAACCAACAAATCGTGTAGTGTTTGAAGATCACTCATTTACAAACTCAGAAGAAAAAATTCCTAAACTTAGACTTCAGACTGTGAGGTGGAGTTGTGAGTGATCACATTCCAGATAAATGGGTAGTTGTTAAGATTGAAGGAAAAGAATTTCCATTGACCTACAAAGTATTTGGATGCTGGTATGGTGGTTATCTTGGTTCTAATACTTGGAAGCTGAATAGCGGTATAAGAAAAGTATCAAAGGGAGAAGATTCTTGGTTGTTTGAAGGATTTTCTGGTTCTATATATAAAGGTTTTAATAGTAACTACGGAATGC